CAGTAGGTCAACTCCACAATGATCCTCCCCCCAGGTAATCTGCTCTCCAGCCTTGCCATCCCATTCACCCAAGACCAGCCACTCCAGAGCGCGCACGACCGCAGACTTACCGGTGTAGTTATCTCCGGTCAACACCGTGATCTTGTCGAGTGGGATGACAAGATCGCGGTGTCGCTGCCAATTGGTGAGTCGGATTTCCTCTAGCATGGCTGTACAACCTTGGTCGGCCTCTGATGTTCCGCCACGAGAACGAAGCGCCTGCAAGGAATTCCGTAGGGGGTGTTCACGGACTCCTCCCACTCCGATCTGTTGCGCACGCAGGGAAGGCCAGTGGTGTGGGAGATATAATGGACCATCTCATCACGATCCGCTGAGTTGGTGGAGTTGAAGACAACCCCCAGAGCAGTATAGAGACCACCCTTGTAGTGTCGGTACACTCCTGGAACAAAATCACTCATAGCATCTCCTCAACAATGATCTCACGCCTGACCTGCCAGGTCTTGCGCTTGCCTTTCTTACCTACCTTCCGCCAGCCCCAAACCTCAAACTCTCCTCCCGCTGATAGCCAAATCTTGAGTCTGGGTTCGGCCATACTCTTCTTCATGCGAGCCTGGACATTAGTGCCACTGGTTGCTTGCACTCCCAGGATCCTGCCTTCTCTCATGGCCAGTACGTCAATGCAGCCCCACAAATCCTGGCGGATGCGTGCGAAGGCATTCCAGTGCTCGACGACCTGGGCTACCCAGCCATCCGCACGCAGAGCCGCCAGGGTTCGTTGGGTCGGAGAACTCAAGTCTTGAACCTTCCTGTCAGGTCGAAGTACCCAAGTTTGGAAATGGCCATATTCCATTTCAGAATGGAAGTAGAGTCTTCCCGAAGATGTTGCTCACTCAGATCCAGCTTCTCGTAAGGCAAGCGCATGAGTCGAGAGTTCCTCAGCATGGTATGCCTGCCATCCTCTATCACTTTCCGGTAGGGAGAGGCCCTGTGCATCTTGCCGGAAAGGTAGTTGAGCGCTCGCACCGCTCCGACACCTGGGATACCTGGAATGTTGTCGGAGATGTCACCCATCATGGCCCGATACTCCACCCACTGATCCGGTCGCAGTCCGTACTTGGAGATGATGACATCTGGCGTAATCTCGACCTTCTTGATCGGCTCCCAGATGGTCACATCGTCGGAGACAAGCTGGAAGAGATCCTTGTCGGAACTGACCAGGATCATCGGATCGTCCACCACATCCACCAGCCAGGCAATCAAATCATCAGCCTCTCCCTCACAGTGGCAGAAGCGATTGTTGAAACCAACCTGGGCAAGCACCTCGTAGTGCAGTCTGTCTACTTGCTTGCCCATCTCCAGGTTCTGACTATCCGGGCGACTGTCCTTGTAAGACGGCATTTCTTTCTTACGCAGAGAGTCCGGACCATCGAAACAGAACATGAACTCCGTAGAGCCAAACCTCTCCTGGAGGGTGCAGATGTCCCGGAGCATGCCATAGATCAGAGGATTGGGGATCTGGGAGTGCTTCAGAGCATGGAAGTTCCTGTGAGTGAGGTTCATCACGTCAATTACGATGACTGGCTTACTCATAGCGGGGCTTCCTTTCCATAGTGATAGCGTCACGAATCTCACCCCAGACCTTGCCAACGATGTTCTGGAGACTGCGCTCCAGTCCCTGATCTTCAATATGCCTGACAAGTTTGTTGCGTGTCAAGCACACATCGAACTCCTTGGCCTCCACACCTCCCTTCTCCCTGGCCCAGTAATTGACCAGCACCAGCCAGTCCACATTGGCCCCAATGTCGTCTATCCCATAGGAAGGATAGAAGGGAAAGGAAATCACTTCCTCGCGGCCCTGGAGTCGGTTCTTGGTGATCTTGGCTGTGACATGATGACCGACAACATAGTTGCGTTCCTTATAGACTGTCTTGATGGACTTGGACTTACGCAGGATCATGTCCAGAGTTGAGTAGAACTCCGGTGCTCTACCTCCGGAGATCACATCCTCCGGTGCGGTGAACTTGAAAGGCCCTGGCATGATGTTCATGTTGGCCCGAACCTGGGAGATGAGGACCAGAATGGATCCGGTCTCCTCCAGAGGCAAGAGCAGTTTGCGCAACTCCTGAGAGTTGATCTTGGCCTTGCCATCGCCCATCTTGGACTCAGCATCTGGAGAGAGCGAGTCCAGAGAATCCAGAATCCAGATCAGTTTGACTCCCTTCTCTATCCTGGAACGGATGTTTCGGTAAAACTCCAGAGTGGTGTTGGAGTAGAGTGGTGTCCTGTCCTTGCTCCTAGCGGGAGGAACAAGGCGGTTCACCAGAGTCCTGCCGAAGAACTTCTCCGTGTCCATGAGCGCACCACGTTCAACATCATCGTAGATGAGATCGTAGTCGGCAAAGGCTGGGGACCTGGCAGCCTCGGCCAGGATGGTGCGACACAGGAAGGTCTTGCCCGATGAACTCCTGCCAGCGATACGGTAGATATGGCCCTTGGCAATCCCCCCGTCAACCCTGCCATAGTTGGCAAGGTTGATGAGGGTCACGCCCGTCGAGAGGAAGCATGGCTCGGAAGGGGTCCGGTCCCCGGTGGGACCGGACAATGCCTCACGCGCCTGATCGACCTTGGACTTACTCATGCTGGCTTACGTCCCTTGGACTTGGTCGGTGGGGGAATCGGATCGTCCTCTTCGTCCTCGAAGGTCTCCTCTTCCTCATCCACAGGATCGGGTGTACTCACCCGAGACTTCACCCGATCCGGTTCCGGCTCCGGACGACGGGAACGGCGAGACTCAGGCTTGTCGGGAACTTCGACCACTTCCCCGTCATCTTCCGCCTCCTCCAGTTCCTCATCCACCGGATCAGGTTCCGGACGGCGACGACGGGAAGACTCTACCTGGGGAGCCGGAGCCTCCTCATCCCCCGCTTCGCCATTGCTCTCCGCAACTGCCGTGAACAAGCTCTTGAGTTTGCCAGCCGGAGCCTCAGTGACGAACTTGTCCGGACAGAACTTGCAGTCATAGATCACATCCTCCAGCCATTCGGGAAGCGGATCCTTGCGCTTCTCGATGTAGATGCCCTGCGTGCAGTCCACACAGGAAGAGTTGCCGATCTTCTTCTCCCTGGCGTCGATGGAGACAACGCAGCCCTCATCGGGACTGGAGAAGTTCCTGGTCTCGGTGCGCTTGGGAAAGAGGACCCGGAAGGCGTTGCCGAAGAGATGGATACTCTCATCCCAGATCATCAGGTTCTCTGGCTCTCCCTTCAGATCCATGACGTGGATGAACCAGAGTTCTCGCTCCTTGGCACGCAGGGGGGCCAGCACATCCTTGTAGTACTCATCCCCCTTGCCCAGGTTGCGGAGATGGGCGAACTGATCGCAGACGGCACAGGGCTTGCCATAGGAGCGGGCTGGGCAGAGGTAATGCTCCTCGGCAGGTCCGATACCCATGGGGGTGAAGATGTAACGATTCGCCGTCCACTTGACCTCAGCAGCAGCCGGATTGCCTTTGCCAGCCTTCCAGGGCAAGAAGATCAGTTTGTACTCCTTGCCCTTATCTGGCTTGAACAACTTGACCTTGTCCGGCAGTTTCAGATAGGTGGCCTTGTTGCCGCCTGGTGCTGCGGCGATCATCGCCTCCGCCGACACGATCACCTTCTCACGACGTTCAGACTTGCGACTCATTCCGCTCTCCTTCCAATCTTGGGTTCGTTGTCACGCATGGTCCTGGCACCCGCTTGTGCCTTTTCCTGGAGTTTGGCCGGATTGGGCTTGCTCCAGTACATCTGCCCGAACAGGAAGACCATGCTCTCCAGTTCGGACTTGCGATCAGCGACCGCTCGCATGAATTGCTCCAGAATGTCTTCCTCGTACTCCGCTTCAATCAACTTTCTTTGCAACTCCTGGTAGTCCGGAGCCGTCAGGATCGCGGACTCCACACTACCTTCCGTGACCTTCTCCACACCATATCGGCCTGGATTCTGACGAACATCCAGAGACATGGTGGCGAAACAGAGCTTCAGTTTGTTCTTCACCTC